CAATGATTCATGGTCCAGCAGAGAACGCCGTAAAGAAATATCTCGGATATTCACCAGTTCAAGCAACCCGCACCGAATTTTACCCCCCCGTCGAAGACCTCGGAGATTCCTGGCCCGTACCTGGGCACCGACAGATATGGGACTCGAACGGTACTCGCGCATTTCGTGTTGATAGCGGGCGCCGAAGCCGCGACCCCTTGCTCGTCAAACATCTTCCGATTAGAACGATTACCGAAATCAGAGAAGACCGCGCAGCGGCCGGCGGATTTGTAGGAACCGACTTCGGGGCGTCATCCGTGCTAGTAGAGGGATCAGATTATTTCATCAGCCTAGAACGAGCATCATTTTGCCCCACCGGCATCATCTGGCGTTACGCCGGTTCGTGGTCCAGACTGCCGCAGACCATCCGCGTGCAATACGTGGCGGGTTACACCGACCACGAATTCCAGGGTCTCAACGACATAGACGCCAGCGCTATCCGCCAGGCTGTGCTATTGACAGCGATAAAGATGTTCAAAGACCTGAGGTTAAATCAATCTGGCGCAGCGGGATTTACCGCGGGGCCATTTGTCGCCGAACGCCTTGGGGATTACAATTATCGACTGGGCGAAACTGCGGCGAGAAACTTCGGGTCATTTGGATTTGATGGCGGTATGCCGCCAGAGGAGGCAATGGAATTGCTAGAGCCATTTGTACATTTTGGACAACATGTGATTTAATTGAGGTGCTAGCATGAACGCAGAAACTGCACTGTGGGTTTGGGGAGTTGCCTTAGTTCCACTAATTAGCTGGTGTATGTGGATGACCTGGCACGTCGTTCGGTGTCGGGAGGGGATTGCTAAGCTGGTTCACATCCACGAGCATCCTGACGACTATGGATTCGGCACGAGTAGACAAACACGTATCATTGAGGAAAACACGCAAGCAATGAAATCGCTGGCGCATTACATCCGCTGGGCGTTGGAACGAGAACACGGGACACCTCCACCGCCGCCTCCCTTTGGACACGACCAGGAAATGCCATGAGCTTACTTGACAGTATGCCGCATACGGTAGATATCAAGGTCCAGAAGAGAACTCGTGGGCCACTGGGCGGGCAGACGCGTGTATGGAACGTCGTGTCAGATAATGTCGTCTGTTTTGTACAGACAGCATCGCAAGCTGAGATAGCACTGTTCGAGAAGCAGGGTGTTAAGATAACCCACAAGGTCTATTTCGATCCTGCGGCTAACGTTACAGAAAAAAACATGCTTTTCTTTGGCACTCAATTGCTAGAAGTGGTATCATTTGCTGACGCTGGCGTTAATCAAATCGGATTGATCAAAGTGATATGCATGGAAATGACCTCTGACGTGGACGGGGAAGTAAATTGATTGCTAGATTTCAGTCAATTGCAGATTTTTGCGAAGAGCTAGACCACTACCCGATGTTTTTCGAGAAAACGATTCGAATCGAAAAGCAGAACGAGATACTGAATGAAGTAGTAACTTCTGTTAGCGCAGTTGTAACGGCTATCGGAATTACTCTCGGAGGGGTCAAGGTTTTGTTGAGGTGTGATTGTGCGTTGGGAAAAGACAATGCCTCAACTGAAGAACTTGATGGCAGCAGCAACTTTGATAGCATATATGCTAGCGTTTCAGGGGTCTGTAAAACAGACGGATCAAGTCTGCGGTGGGGAATCTGGGAACTATGAAATGGCAGCACCGATAGCAAAAACTAAGGCGATAGTTAATTGGCATGGCGCTATCGTTCTTCGCAGCCTCACGCTCAATATGCGTCAACGATTGATCTTGGCTGGCCAACTTCTGCAAGACCAAGTGGTACGCAATATTTCCGTTCCAGTCGTAAAAGCAGCCAGTAAAGTCATCCAAAGATCAAAGCCAGGCGAATATCCACGGTCCGATACGTCTCTGTTGCGAAAGAATATCTTCTTGACGTTCATTCCAGAGGCAGCAGAATCGCGAGTAGGAACAACCTCTGATTACGGCATCATCCTAGAAATGTCGTCACGACTAGATCGCGGATACTTAGTGCGAACGCTACGCGAGAAGGAGGTTGACATCAATCGGTTACTGACGGCACCAATGAAGCTTCAAGGTGGCCCCGGCGGTCGTGCTGCCTAGCCCTTGTAGACCTCGCCGTCTTCCCACACGATGCCCTGTCCCATACCGCCCATGCTGCGCCACACTGAAGTAAACGCAACTGTGTCAACGGCTTGACTAGGCTGAACAATAACAGTCTTAGCCGTACCATCGGGTGCTATTAGTTCGCAAACAAGATTTAGTCCCTGAACCCGTTGCGGCCAGGCGAGATAAACTTTTCTGCTGTGGATTACCTGAAGAGATTGCATGACTTACCTTTTTATTCCCTTGTTGACAAACAAAGTGTCACCGCCACACAACCATCTTGTGTTTTTAGTAACGAACCCAAGCCACTTGCTTCTTCGTTCTGTATAGCTCCTCTGGCTGAAAGCATGACTCAAACGCCGCTGCAGCTTCCGCAACCTTGGGCGAATTGTCACGGCGACGCCGGCTGCTATTCTGGTGTAGATCATCCACAACAAGCACGCCGCCTGTTCGCAGTAGTCGCCAACATAGCATCATGTCTGTCAGTGCGTAGTCGGCGTAGTGGTTGCCGTCAACGTATGCAATGTCTGTAGTACCAACCCATTCACTGCCCTTGTGAAAAAACTGAACCAGTCCGCTAAAAGAATCTGTTTCCACCAACTCAACTACGGGGCCTGGATTTCCAGACATCCACGGAGATAGATTTGAAAACGCCATCTTTTTGGCAGCGGCAAGCCGCGTTTTGTAATGATCCACATTACGAGGCGCGGCGTTTTTATATCCGGCGTGAGTCGCCCAGTTATCCAGGCCAATGGCCATTCCATCGGGGAGAAGCAAATTCTCAACTGCCCAGTGTATCGATGCGCCCTCCCATACGCCTATCTCCAGGTAGCGAGAAATTTTACCACGGGGGAGCAGATGATCACTCCAAGGCTGCAAGCCTTGTTTGTGAAACCATTGCCTTGTGAATTGAGGAGTGTTCTTCACGGTTTCCCGTTCCCATTAGCCAAACTTGCCGCGGTCCGCGGGGAGAATACCTGTGTGAAGCTGTCCTTGTTTAGCTTGTCTAATGAATAGTCTATGTTAGCGTGTTCCGGGGACTTTACAATATCAGCTCCCATGTCGATCAGCATCTGATTAAAGCTAATGGATTTCGACCACTGCTGCACCAGAGCGGATATGGCAGTTTGTGGGGAGCTACCAGAGACCCTCGCGTGGCCAGCTCCGAAGTTCAAGAGAACAAAGCCCTGAGGACTGCCAGGCAATAGTATTCCTAATATGGTCTGCTTCTGCACCGATTCACACCGCACTTCCATGAACAGGTTATTGGGGTTCATCATGTACTTTTTAGTAACACTGTCGCCACGGCCAATAATGATCTTGTATCCGCAGTTGGCGTCGCCGCTGTAAACGTTGCTCATAACCAACTGCGGCAACCGCAGGCCTTTGTCCACATGGAGATATTCAACAGCACCATTGGGGGCTGAGGTGATATCACCAGAATAGGTTAAACTGGCATCCCTGTACGATGCGTCCCAGCCAATCTTCTCGCCGCCAGCGTTCATCGCAGACAGGTCAATATCATTCGCACCCCAATTGTTTTCCCAATATACGCCCGCTGCCAAACGGTCCCCCAAAAACTTCGTTCCGGTAGGAATGTTTCCCACGAACATCTTCTCGGAGGTTGGAAGAGCATACTCAACATCGCCTGGAAAATAAACCTTAATTCCGCCGAGAGGAAATCTTGCCTTAATGTACTCGTAGAGAGCGACGAAGTTCTTGGCGGGAACGAAACCCTCTTGCGATAAATACTCCTTGCTGGTAATCCAGCTCTTGCCGTTGCGTATCCTGTACACAAAATCAGACTGACGATTCATGCGATTGTAGCACGCTGTCATGGCCTTAAATAAAGCGAAAGGCGTTGCGTTATCCAGCCAATGGATGTGGGAATCTCTCAATACAGTCCTCGTTGCTAGGTTTAGCGGGTTTGCTACCATAGGCTTATGGTGTATCTTCGATAACCTGCTGATCCGGTTAATCACTGCGGGGCAATGTTTCTTAAATGCCAGGAAGAGAGGCTTGAAGCGGTTGAAGATTTCCGCAAGCCGCATAACGCCAAACTTGCTGAACTGAACCGCCGGGTTGAAGTTAGTTTCCTTGACCGCCTGGATTACCTCGGGGCTTTTGATGAGAAGGGACTGCCCGGTCGCCCTGTAGATGATG